GAGTCGACATTAATTCTACCTTAGCTCTATCTCCATCTACTAAGTCTAGGGCTATCTGTCTGGCTACTGGAGTTGGAAGTTTAATGAAATCAGTATTTGTAACGACTTGAGAAGAAACTGTCAAGCTGAACATTAGAATATTTAGTAATAGTAGGACGCATTTTGTCATATTTTTCTTTAAGTTTAATTATTTTAATTTTATTAATTTCAATTATCCTACCTAAATAAATAATACTATCTTTATATATTATGATAATACTATCTTGTTTTTTATGAGTAGAGTCAATTTTAATTATTTCAGAGTTTAGACTGTCTATCTTTATCTTGTAGTTAATAGTAGTATTAATGTGTTCTTTCTGGATTGTTTTATTTATTATCCATAACCCTATTATAAGTACTAATACTGCTATTGCTTTACCGTAATTTAGTTTCATGTAATACTTCTTTTATAAGATTAAGGAGTTTGGTCTCGTTTAATGCTTTCTTAGCATCTTTAGTATATGATTTTAAAGTACCTCTATCTTTAAGTTGATTTTTAATTTTACCAACAATAGTAGACTCATTATCACCTCCAATTTCAATTTTCATTTCATTTGACTTTAAGATAGGAATAAACTTTACAGTTGTTTCCTTTTTGGTATTTTGGTCTACAATATTAAAAGACTCAATATCTTTTTCAACTATTTTCTTAGTTTCAGGATCCATAAATTTACGTTTTTCAGACGTAATTTTAGTTTTAAGTACCGGATTTTCTTTGAACCAGCCTTTAACATCACTCATAATTCTATTTAAATCTTCTTCTGATTTTGTTACAATTCTTTTAAATCCCATATTTTTTATTATTTATTTTTAATATCATCTTCCCAGTTACGCAATATCATATTTCCTTTCTCATATGCTTCCTTTTCAATTTCAAGCAATGCTCCATCTTCATTTGTATTAGTAGTATTAATATTATTTAATCTATTTTCTAAATTCTGAACATGATGAACTATCTCATGAGCGTATGAACGTAATATATCTTTAGGATGGCGATTTAAAGTATATATTGTGATTGATTTTTCTAATGGATTATAATATGCTGTTTTTCCTAATAATCCATCCGCATTCTCCTTATCATTATCTATAAATTTTAATTTAGGTAATGGTGATATATTCATTCCATTATCCAACATGTATTTAGTTAAAGATACGATCCCATTTTCGAGATTCCAAGCTTTATTTGATTTAGATGCATTATCATGCCCACATTTATGGCAAACATATAAATCTTTACCACCATCTTCAATAGACCAATGCCAATCACAATTATCACAAATTACTTCAGTATCAGTTATTATTTCTTGTAATTTTTTTTCACCAGTTAATGTTCGCATATAATCTTCAACATCAATACCATCAGGTATCATTGATTGAATGGTTGGAATATCTTTATTTACAATGGCCTTTCTTAAATCAGTTGCACTTAAATTACCAACATTTGCCTTTTCAAAACTATCAATTTTAACATTAGGTAATTTACTAATACCTTTAAAACGAGCTATATCATCTTTACCAAATACACCAACATATTGTTGATTGGGGTTATCTTCAAATTCTTTATATGCTTTTAAAACTGGTGATGGCAGATCACTAATCATAAATTTAACATTATTAGGTACTAAACCTTTTAATTTAAATAAATTAAATAAATCTAATGTTTTTTCAGCGGTGAATGAGTCTACTGATTTTGGTCCTATTATTACTAAAACTTCATCCGCAGCATTCGCAGCTGCATTTATGCGAGCTAAATGGTCTTTATGGGGTGGTTTAAATTTACCAGGAAATACAGCTATCGATGATTTTTTTTCTTCCATCAATAGTGGAGTAATCATTTTCATTACTAATGCATTATATTTTTCCTGCAATGCATTAACTACATCAATTGATTGTTGTTTTTTTATACCTTTTTCAAGTCCTACTTCAGCGTCACCTACTCTTATATTTCTAGTATACATTCCTTTAAGACGATCTATTGATCTTCTATTTTTAAATTTTTTAATTTTACTAATTATAGTATCAAATTTATCTTTTTCAATATCTATACCTAATGCGGATAATACTGTTTTTATATCAGAAAACTTATTTGAAGTCCATATTGTTTTACCATCACTAGTACCTTTTTTAACTATTTTTAATGATAATTCAGAAGGATTTAAATTAAAATCATATTCTTCATCTTCACCAGGTTTTTCAATGTTTGATAAGTCTAAATCTTTAAATAATTCATCAATCTGGTTTTGATCTAATTCAGAAAATACAGCTTTTACTAAACCTAAAGCTAAACCTTGTTCTTGAGCTGGGAGGTCTAATATTTTGTATATGAATTTACCTTCTTCTTTTGATGCTGCTACTATGTTATCTATTTGAACATATTCGTTTTCTTTTCCATATATTGGATACAATATAGAAACTATAGAACCATGTATGAAATATTTTTTGTTCTTTTTTTGTGGTATTTCAGGAATTTTTTTAACTTGTTCTATAAAACTAGCTAAAGTTTGTTTAAGTTCTTTTTTATTACCTTCAGGAAATGATATAACAATATCAATATCTCCAAATATTTCTTTTTCAGGTCTAGAACGAACCCCAGTTATAGTATATGATTTATCAAGACCTAAAGGTTTTAAGACATTATCTCTATAGTCACGAATTGTGGCTTTTAAATCTTCTTTTTTAATGCGTGATCCGCCCGCTGCTCCACTCATGTTATTTAAATATTATCAGGTATATACGCATTAGCTCTTCTTAAAGCCTCAGCAAACATTTTTAATGTATTTTCTTTGTCTTCAGGATTAAGATTAGTTTTAATATAATCCATTAATTTATTATAATTACTAGTTATTTTTAAATCTAATGGTTGTTTAGGTTTATATTCATTATTAAATACATTTATAGCATCTTGAGGTTTATCACCTAACACATCACCTGTTTTTTTACGAATAAAACCTTTACCACTTTTAAATGTATAACCTGTAGCGGCAAACATGGCTAACATTAATTGCCCTCTATGTAATCCTTTAATTTCTTGATTATCATCTGGTAATTCAGAATTATATCTGAATTTTAACCAATCTAAATCTCCTGTGTCTAAATCAAGTTGAGCATTTGTATTTAATCTTTTATCATTAGAGTATTGTGGGTATGAAAAATGAATTGTACCACCATTAGCGGCTTTATCATTTGCATATATGTCCTTTCCAGACTCATTAATTTTTTTAACAATTAATTGAATTAATGATTTTACTTGAATTTGTTCGTCACTGGCGGAACGAGCTGCTTTTTTGTTTTTTTCATATAATTGAGTATATGCATTTTGATCTATTCCCCACCCTTCAGTATCTATTTGGCGGTCTTTAAAAAAGTGTTCAGATGAATATGCTAAGTCTACATCTCCTGATTTTGGTTTTTTGCCAGTAGATCCTAACCAGTTACTATTATTGCTTAAAGTTGTGAATGTTGATTTCTTTTTAGGAAAGATATCACTTAAAGTTGATATAAATTTATCTATGGTTGGTTTAATATCATTTAATAATATATCATCTGTATCATATTCCGTACCTGTAAATACATTACCTCCCTCCGTTATTATAGTTTTTAAAATTTTGATTAAAGAAATCATCCCAGTGGTTTGACATACATATTGTTAATTACATTCCTATTTGAATTTCAGTTGGAAAATCATTAGATGTTGGTTTCGGGTCTGGGTGTTCTAGTTTGTATAATTCATGTATGTATCCAAATAATTTGAAATTTTCTTCAATGGTGCGGGTTGGTTCATATATTTCCCAACCTTTGCCCTGCATTTTTTCTCCTTTTTTATCAGCTTTATGTTTTGAAGATTTTAACCAAATAATACCTACACGTTCAATTTTTTCCTCATATAATTCATTCCATGCTTGGGCGTATGCTGCTAATTGTAAATCATGGCTTGTATGTAATGAGTTTGATGTTTTAATATCTAATAGCCACTTTTCACCATTTATCTCAACTACTAAATCACATGTTCCTGCAAACATATATTTATCTGAGAATAGATGAGCTTCACTTTCTACTAACGTTGGTTTATATATAGACCAGAATTCATGGAATTTTAAAATCATCTGCCATACAAATATTGAATATTGTGAAAATCCTCTATCATCAATTAACGATATTTTTTCACCTAAAAGATATCTTTCAATAGCGTCATGCACCTGTGTACCTTCATCCGCTGCCTTTCTCATTATAATATCTGAATTATGTCCTACATCTTTTAACCAGGTTTCAAAGAATTTATTTTTAGGCATATATTGTAAAATACTAGTGACAGATGGATAGTATTTGTCATGTCTGGTGTAATACCTATCATCCATTATTGTTACTCTTTTAGAAGAGTCATCAATTTCTAATAGTCGTTTAACATATTTTTTGTTAATGTTTATATTTTTTTCTATCATAACATAAGTTTTTTGTATAACAAGTCTGAAAATCTTAATGGTTCAGTATCTTGTATAATGTGAGTAAAATGTTTGAATCCCATATCGGATGGATCCTTGTCTTGCATGTCAATTAAATATACTTCTTTACCTTCATTCATGAGTTGTTGACAAAACTCTAATGCTTTCTTTTGAGCATCCTTATCTAATGCTATATAAATCTTTTTAACAGATGATATAACAATACGTTTCATAAGATTGGATTGTATGTTTTTACCAAGTAGTGGAATAGCATTACGTTTTATAGCGATAGCATCAAATGGCCCCTCACATAATATCAGGGGTAAGTCCCAATTTATGAAAAACTCAAACGGAATAATATTACGAGATGAGTTTGGATTTTTATATTTCATCGGATTATCTTTCTCAAAACTACGCGCTGTAAAATAATTCAATATGCCATTCTCATCATATGATGGTACTATTACTCGATTTGTATAAACTCCGGATTCACAATATCCTAGGTTGTATTTAATGATATCATCCTCATTAACACCACGTTTCTTAAGGTATGTTATAGCGTGTTTAACCATAACAGACTTAGGTGGGTTAATTAATGAGATGAATTCTTTAGGTAGGTGTACTTCATCTGTTGATACTGATGTGATGTCTTGTGTGTCAATTTTAAGATATGACTTTAACTCCATTATTTTTTCCTTAGGTGTATCTAAGGATTTGAGTAGTTGTACTAGTTTCTTACCCCGCTTATCACAAGCCCAACAATGCCATGGGTTAATACCTTCCTTATTTTCAGTAAAGTTAACTTCAAGTTTAGGTTTATGATGTTTACAGAATGGGCAATAGTAAGCATGATTACCCTTAGATGTGGCTTTACCACTACCTAAAACAGAATTTATTATTGCAACTAGAGCTTGATTTATCATATAACTTATAATGTAATATCCTATATTTGGGTGGCCAAATCTTTTGGGAAAAACTTACCTAAAATTGAACTATTCACCCAATGTTTATCGTCTGATAATACATCATATTCAAATAAGTATTTAGTCTCATAGTATGTTAACTCTTTCGAGGACAGGCACAGACGTAACACTATACGTTGTAATTTTTCGGGTGGAGTATGTTTAACCCATTCCTTAACTTCGTCTGCTGAACCATAATATGTCTTCCAGTTAGACTCTGTTATTACTTTTTTCTTGGTGGGAGTACGACCGCGTTGTGTGGGTAAGGCGACTAATTCTTTTTTACCTAATTTCTTGTTATTGGTATTCTTAAATATTTTCTTGCCTATATATTGGCGGTCATTTTCTAGGTTAGTTGTCATATAAACATAACCATAATATTCATTTATATCAAATGTTGGGTCATTAATAAGATCTTCAACATATGTTGGACTCATAATCTGTAGCATATTAAATATAAATGTTTCCTTTTACATATCCTCCATTATCTTCTATTATTTGTTTAATTTGTTCTTCAGTATATTTTTCGGAGAGTGGAGTATTTTCTAAATCTAAATTACCCCCCACATTTAAATTATTAGGAAGTGAGGTGATTGGAGTATTTCTTAAATATAAACCACCCCCCACATTTAAATTATCAGGGAGTGAGGTAATTGGAGTATTTCTTAAATATAAACCATCCCCCACATTTAAATTATCAGGGAGTGAGGTGATTGGAGTATCATATAAATATAAATTACCCCCCACACTTAAATTATCAGGGAGTGAGGTGATTTTAGTATCTTCTAAATTTAAATTACCCCCCACACTTAAATTATCAGGGAGTGAGGTGATTTTAGTATTATATAAATCTAACCTACCTCCCACACTTAAATTGTCAGGGAGTGATATGATTGGAGTATTATATAAATCTAAACCACCCCCCACATTTAAATTATCAGGGAGTGAGGTGAGTGG